GCAGGCAGACACGCTTGTACAGACCATCGGCAACGGCTTCACCGAAAGTGCAGCGGAACACTTCGCCATTGCGCTTGCCAGCCCGGATTTCGTTGACCAGGTCGTTAAAGGCGTTCTCCGTACCGTCGTGGGTGCTGATCACATGGACTTCACCGCCCCAGATCAACAGAGCCATGGCCGCTTTCAGCAGCTCGGCCAAGTCCGCATGGAACGCGGCTTCGTCGATCACGACAACGCCCTGACGACCCCGCAGGTTGGACGGTCGGCTGGTCAGCGCGACGATGCGGTGGCCGCTGGGAAACACGATGGTGTAGGTCTTGATGTGTTTGTCGGGGTCGCTATCGGGCCAAATGCCTTCTTCTATTTGCTCGGCCGCGTAGTTGTAGGCCCGCGCCCACATGGCGCAGGCCTGGATATATTCCACGGTCATGTCCTGGTTGTAGCCCAAGTAATAGACAGTTTGACCGCCCGCCGATTTTTCGGACGCGGCTACCAGAACGTTGTCTGCCGCCTCGGCCCATGTGAGACCGATACGCCTGGATTTCTCGCCAACCTTGAGCGGGGCGCGTATACCGATCCACTCCTTCTGATAGTCGAGTAAGACTGCTGGGGCAAGCAACGTGGCGGTGCTGTCCAGGACGAGGGGCAGACTCACGATGCCATCCCCAGGATCTCGCGCCGGATTTCATCGGAGGTCGCCTGTGTCAGGCCTCCTTTCTTGGCGATCTTATCAACGCGCGCCGCCGCCGTTTCGACCTTCTCCTTCCACTCCGCCTGCCATTTCTTCTGCACAACCGAGGCCTTACCCAACTCGGCCACAGCTTTGGCGACCTTCGGCAAGTCCATCTGGTCGCCATCGCTCATCAGCAGTTTGAACAGGTGTTCCTGGACAAGACGCATCAGCGCTTCGTTGACCGCGCCTTCTTCATCCGGAGCAGCAGCCACCACGGCACGGGCCTGCTCGCTGGCCATCTTCAAGGCCGAGAGTTTGGATTCGAAGTCCTGGCCATAGCGATGTAGCGCCGACTTGCTGATCGAAAAACCCTGGCTCGACAGTTCGTTGGCCAGGGCTTCGTAATCGCTGAAGTTGTTTTCGGCTAGGGCCTTGTCGAGCCAGGTCTTGACCGGCTTGGGCAGACTGGCAACCTTGCTGCGTGGGGGCATGGGGTCACCAGTACTTTTCTGGTCGGGCAACGCCTGGATTGCAGGCGATGGTGTATTCCGCAATGTCGACCCCGCAGTGGGTCAGGCCGCAGATCCACACGCCGTTGGGCTTTTTGTCCAGCGTCACCAGACTACGGTCGGCCAGGTAGTCGAGTTCGCGGCGTAGCTCCATGGTGGTGGCATCGGGATAGATGCCCTGGATGGTGGACAACACGATAGCCTCATGAGGATCTACGGGGCGCGAGGTGTCCAGGGTCTTGATGATGTACCAGCGCAGGGATTCCCGGCGCGTTTTGGCGGCGTCGATGTTCATTACTTCAGTCCTTTTAATTGAACGGTTTCTAGCTTGAGTGCCAACGCATCAAGCTTGGCCTCGATCACGGTTTGGCCGCGCACGTAATCTTCCCGGCGCACGTAGTGCACGGGCATGTCACCCCGCAGCCGTTCAAAGGATATTTCCAGCGTGCGCAGGCGCTCACTGTCCTTGTCTGTTATTGCAAAGCGCTGATCCAGTCGGCGCTCCATTTGCATGACCATAACCTTCACAAGTCCAGCGAAGGCACCGAGGATGGTTACGGCAATACTCACCAGTTGCCACGCAGGCATTTCAATCGTCGTCATCGACGGCCTCTCTTTTCGCGATGCGTTTGGCACTGCGCGCAAAGCTGCACACCTGGTATGGCCACACGGCGTTGTTCCGGGATTGGCATATCGCAATCCTCTCCTGTGCAGAACTCGGCCGAAGGGCCGGTCAATACTTCACGTTGCGCCAAATGTGCCGCCAAGGAGGATTCGTTATGGATCGCCTCCAGGTGACTGGCAAAGTCAGTTACTTCCATTAAGTGTCCAATCGATCAGGCGGTTGAGCGAAGCCCGGCAGGAACTGTGCAGCTCGCCGTTGCGAATCTGGTTGGCGAGGACAAGCGGCTGGGTGACACCTGAGTCGAGGCTGTCAGCGGCTCCGGCTCCATCGGGCGACGTAGCAATTCCGCTGGCGGCTTGTCGGGCTTGCTGGGCAGGCACTGCGGTGCCGATTCCGTTGGCTTTATTCCACACGCGGACAAAGCCAACAGTGAACATGCCAACAGGCAAAGGCTCAGGCGCCGATTCGAGGGTGCGGCGATACAGGGTCGTGACACGGGCAATCTCTCCCTTGAGTTGGTCGGTGTTGTTGCGTAACGAATCCTTTGCGTCGGCGAGCTGGGTGGCGAGCAGATCGCCCCGATCCTGCTGGACGCGCAGATCCTCAACCGCCTGTTTGGCGGCTTTAGCTGTTGCATCGGCGATACGTTGCTGTTCCTGGGAATGTTCTAGGCGCAGCTTGGCAATAGCTGTTTCCCCTTCGCCCAAGGCCTTGGCGTAACCCTGGTCATAGCCGTCCTGCCAGTTAAGGTGCAGGCCGAACACCACGGCAGCGATGATGCCCACGTACCAGGCGGCGGGCCTGAGTAGGTCGAGCAAGCCATTCATTGGCACACCCCTTGGCCCCAGCCATCAGCAACGTAGAGGGCTTCCCAGCGCAACAGGATCAGGCGCGGGTATTGACGGTTTTCCTTGAACGCAGCAGCCGAGCGGCCGTTATTGAACCGCTCGACGGAGTTGAACCAGGTCAGCGGATCGGCACCCTTAGCCGATGCCAACTTGCGGTCTTTGATCACCCAGCCCAAACCGCCGTTATAGGCGGAAAGGATCAGCGCCCCTTGTTCGCAGGGGCCACGCGCCTGGATGCGGTTCGCCAGCCAGCGGTCATAACTGACAAGCGCCTGCATGGACCAAACCGGGTTATACGGCTCTATCTTGCCGAGAGCCTTGGGAAACAACTCGGCGAGCCAGGTGGCGGTCGAGGGCATCACCTGGCCCAAGCCTTGCGCACCGACCGGCGATTTCGCGTCGAACTTCCAGCGGCTTTCCTGGTGGATCTGTGCGGCGAAGGTGGACACCGGAGCATCCAAGCCCCACTCGGCCTGGGCGATACGGGTTAGGTCGCGACGGTAGCGCTCCGCTTGGTCCGGGATCTCTGCCTTAACCGGAGGGCTTGCAGCCATGACAACCAGCACGCCCAAGCATGCCGCAGCTATATATAGAAGAGAACGAGAGCGGCGCATGTCAGAGCCCCAGCGTCAGGCCGAGGACGCAGCCCAGCACGACCAGGGCGCGGCGGATACCTGCCATGGATTGGTCGCAGTTCGGGACCATGTCCGGCCGGGCGTACGGGAACAACGCTCGATCCAGCCAGTAGCCCAGCACGCAGCCCAGTGTGACCAGGCCGCATTTATAGAGGACGACGGGCAGCTTGGTCGGGGCGACGATGGCCAGGCAGAACAGCAAGGCGATGGTGATCAGTGCCCAGAAGGTCATACGGGGCGTGCGGGGACGCCGCTTCGGTGCGGTGGAAGTCATTGGGATACTCGCGGTGAGTGGATGGTGGCCCGCAATGCGGCCAGGTGTTGAGCGGCGACCACAGCGTTGCCGGGTACATGGACGGGTGGCCGGTACTCGGCAAAGGTCGGAGTGACGGTTCTTACAGCGGGACGCAATCTCTCCTGTTGGCGCACGTGCTGCTCGGTACGGCCGTCAGCCTGCGCGATATGCAGTTGCACCAACTCCCGCCAGTCGGCCGGAACCTTGGCCCACAGCACCGCCCGCGCAGCATCATCACCAGCGGCGAGAATGAGCTGGGCAAATTGGCGTGGCCATCGAGGCCGGGCGACTTTCGGGGGAGCGAGAGCGGAATGCATGGTGCGAACCTGCCGTTGGGGGGAACGGCGCCAGCTTCGCGTATGGGGGAGATTTGTTGAGTATCAGCGGGGTTTAAGAAAAAACCCCGCTCGGGGCGGGGCTTGAGACTTACAAGCTGCGAAGATGCTTCATGAAAGCAATATCCTCATCGGATACGCCTTCTTTCTTTCGTTCCGCTTCCCACTCTGCCTCTGTCTGCTCCTTAGCTGGCTCAGCGCGCGTCAGATCTGGGTTGGCAATCTCGGCATCACAACTGAATGAATCCTCTGCCCATGTTTTTTTTGAATAATCGATTTCATGCTGTGTTGGGGGGGTACTAAAGCAAGCGCCATTAATAAAAGACACATCAAGAAGCATCTGTCGGCAACTTGAATGAACAAACCGAGCGCTGTACTTCAGGTTGTTTGTTGGCTGCTCTTTGAGTCGGTTATTGATCACTTGCATGATGGAAGACTGTTTCGGCCAATCTTTTACCGTACAGGCCTGATGAGCCTGTACCAATAGAACATTAGCGAATTCACGATTTTCTACCGCCTCTGTGGTCGCTTGCTCAATTGATACGTCCCCCGGATCAGCGGCAAAGCAGCATCCGGTAAAACCAATGAGTATTGCCAGAGTGCTGATTGCTACTAGTCCTTTCATCAATGCATCGTCCCTTCATCATAACCAAATAGATCGGGCTCATTCTTGCGGTGCAACGCCCGTTGTCGGCGAATGATGTCATAAATTGTCTGGTTCGCAAGGTCGTACTTGCTGACCAGGTCAGGGATCGGGGTATTGTTATCCTTCCAGTCCCGATAGATCTTGGCATCCCGTAAAGCCCGCTTGAGTGCGTCTCCCCGTGGCAAGTACACCACCTTGCCGCCCATCACCGAACAAATTGCAAAGACGACATGTCGCGCCAGCTCGGCGGCTTCCACCCCAGGCTTGATCTCAACCAGAAGCTTGGCCTCGGCAATCTCCACCATTTCCCGCAAAGAGCCTTCCCAGCGGGATATAACCGTAGGGTCCTGCATATTCGCCAATACCTTCTTGGCGTCCAGTTGATCAATGTCATCTGGGAACAATTCTTCATTCATCGCTCAGGTCTCCCATGTCGGCGGGCGTCGTAGGTCAGCGCTGCAACCATTTTTTGCAGTTGGCCAGGGTCGAGCCATTCCACGCGCTCGACCTTGAACATGCGCAAGGCCATCCCGTCAGCATACGCCCAGGAGCGCTTGGCCTCGGCGAGAAAGGCCTCGATCTTGCCCACCAGTTTTTCCCTATCTGGTGCCGCAACAGGCGCTTTACGGCCTGGCTTTTTAGCAGGCGAAGACTCCCAACCCAACCGGGCGAACTCGGCCAGTACCGCGCCGGTCTGGCGTGGAGTCAGGTCTTTAGCCGAACGCACACCCGCCACGCGGCCCAACAAGGCGCGGTAGGTTTCGTCATCCAGCCCAAGGTCCTTCTTGGCGATGTGGATCTTGCTCAATTGCAGGTTACGTGTAGTCACTGCCTTACTCCTTTGATCAGTACCTGGAACGCTGCTGGGTCGGTTCGGGACAGTGCGGCGACACCATGAATGGTCATCGTGAGCGCATGGTCTGTTTCGTCGAACTTACCGGCGGCGCGGATCTGTTCCAGCTCGTTTTTGGTGCCGCTATAGACTTCCATCTTGAGCTTGCTGGCACCCATGGTCAGGCGCTTGTCGCTGTCGCGCTTACGCTGGGCACGTTTACGCTCGCGTGCCAGCCGGGTTTTGCGCTGTTTGGGTGTTTCGTCTGTCATGGGTGGCTGCTCATCAGTACCGGACAACCACGTCCGGCAGACCGCCCCAGCGTACCGGGGAGGTTTCGCTTAATGCAGGGCAAGTTGTTCCTGGCCATTCACACCGTGGTTCAGACGGACATCGCCAGCCGCGAGAACCCCGTGCATAGCGTCAGTCAGGGAGCGCACACCGTTGCCCTTGCTGGCGTTGCGGTCGCGGCAATCAAGCTTTTCCGTCTCGGCATGGTGCTTAAGCATGTACGCCGCTGTTGCCGGTGAAGGCTCATCGTTGCCAGCAAACGCCATGACCTGTCGGCGCACTGCCGATACCCAGGCGCCACAGAACACGTCGGCGCGCTTGGTCTTGGTCGCAGGCTTACAGCGCTTTAACTGGGTGCCAATGAAGTCGCGGCGAGACTGGCGGACTTGGCGCAGTAACAAGGCCATGGTGTAGCTGGCCAGCTCGGCCATTTCGCCGATAAAGCGCCATTCACCGATACCCGCCATGAACAGGACTTTGCAGGCGTAGGCCTGGGTCACGGCGCCAACCAGGTTGGCTTCCCATTGCGGCGGGGTCATCTTTGAGCCACTGCGGGCGGCACATTCGAACACCTCGGAGAGCTGAATATCTGACTCTTCCAGGCGGTACTTTTCCATCAAAGCACTGGCCTGGCGCATTGCAGTGGCAGCTTCGTGCGGGTTATCGCTGGCTGCCAGGCGCAGCAGCTTCTTGATTTTATCTAGGGCTTTGTTGTGGTCCATATCGTCAGGTCTCAGGGTTCGGGTGATACAGGTATTGTGTTTAGGGTTACGCAATTACGGCGGCTGGCACGGCCTCACGAAAGCGTGAAGGGCTCCAGTCGCATGATTCATCTGCGGGGATGTGACCGAACATCAACGTACAGCGGTTGCAAAACACGCAATCTCCGCAGGTCTTGCCTTCGGGCAAGTTCATCTGGTCAGCATTGTTTGCTGACCGTGGATATGGCGCTCGTTGCTCGCTCATGATTTTCTCCATTTATCCCTCGGCTGCTCATCAGTACCAGGCAACCACGCCTGGCAGACCGTCCCGGATGACCGGGGCGGTTTCGCTTAGTGGCGGGTTGTAGTGCCGGGTTGCCAGCGACACGCAGGAATGGCACCCAACATCTTTTCACTGGCGACCAGGTCGAACAGCTTGTTGAACATGCGCACTGCTTCGGTCTGGTGAGGTGTCCCCAAGTGGGTAGTCGGTACACCTGTCATATCGACGGCTACCGATGGCTTGCCGTTGCCTTCGCGGCGGTCTTCCAAGGTGATGGTTATCTTGGCCATAGGGCGTCCTACCGTTGAGTGTGGAAAGTGATGTGGTAATCGCGCGAAACCTGACGCACGTGCTTCTCTGTCATGTGGTGCTTACGGGCGATCCACTTAGGCGAGTTACCCATGACCGCATCGGCCATGATCAATGCCGCATGCTTATCGGCGTCCTGGAAAGAATCCTCGACCTCGACTGACACCACTGTCTCCGGGACTGCTACAGGGGCCGCAGGCGCAAACAGATGGGCATAAACCGGCGACCGCTCCGGGTTGATGGTGAACGTCGCCGGGGCGCTGCTCATCTGGTGACCGACGTGCTGGACGTTCCCGCCGCGTGCCAGAAACTCCGCAGTCAGGCGGTCGAGGTTGGCGCGCTCGATGTCGTGTTGTGGCGAATGGATTGGCAATGGGTCTTTGGCTGAGTCGTGATAGCGCTGCATGTTCAGGCCTCGTCGGCTTGCTCGAAGTGGTAGTGATAGAGCGTCAAAGAAGCGGCACCGCCGTCTTGAATCTCATCCACGCTGTCAATGGCAGCGTTAGGGCGCAGCTTTTTGATCAGCCGGTCGGCTGCCTTTTTTGCCGACTCCGCCGATGAAGCTGTGGTTTTGTAGCCTGGTGCTCTGGCGTGATATGCGCCGGTACTGAAAAAACAGCGGACGGTGACTGTCGGCATCTCATACCCCCGCAATATCAAGGCTGATAGGTTCATATTGGTCGGTGTCACCGACACGCTGATACACACGGATGTAGGACTTGGAGCCAACCACCTGACAGGCATCGCCGATAGCTTGCATGGCGCGCTGCCAGCGCTCGTCGGTGATTTCCATACGGCGCAACGCCAGGACGCGGGCTGTGCGGATGTCGCCTTTTTGGTCAGTCCGGAAGGCGTCATTTACCAGCGTGACCACTTCGGGGCGCGCTCCGGTGGTCCAGTCCCGTAGGCATTCGTCAATCAATGCGCGTGCGGCCTGGAGGCGTTCGTCGAAAGCGATGCTTTCCTGTACGGCACGCATGATCTTGAAGCGCCCGTCGAAGCTGATCAGGCTGACATTTCCCTTCTTGCCACCAATCTGGGCGCCGTACTGCTCGGCGCTTAGTTCGACAAAGGCTTCGATATCGCCGAACGCCGAGGCCTTGAACTTCGCCAGCACGTCGCTGGCGGCGCGAGCCTTTTCAACCAGACCAAGCACCAGGGCATCACGCTCCAGGTCGATAGGTTTGATCATGCTTTCCGGGATCAGCCGCTTTTGCGCGTCGACGCGGTAGCCTTCGGGAATCGTTTGTTGTTGTGTCATTACAAGGTTCCTCAGTGGAGAGTCAGTCGCGACCAGTCAGCAGGACGGGAAGCGCTAATGGGTTCGCGCCATTCCAGAGTCACGCCCTGGAACTGCACGTAGAAACGTGTGCTACCGGCCGTGCCATGGCGTTGATAGCCCTCGGTATGGCCTAGGTTGATCAGGCGCTGACCCGCTTCCGGAGTGATCACCAGGCGGTTATCAGCCGGATGAAAGCCCTGCACGCGAATACCGTGGGCCTGCAAATTGCGGGCGGCCGCGTTGAACACTCGCAAACGGTCTGCCAGCGTTGGGGTCAGGACTTTCAATTGCGTGCGGTTAATGGAGGCGAGCATGGGCGTTCTCCTGGTAGCAGCAGTCGGGGTTGATTGGGCAGTGTTGGCAGGCGCGCCAGTGCTGCATCGCCTGCGGGTTGTGGGTGGGGGCCGGTTTTTCGCGGTAGCTTTGGCACTGGTCCGTGGTGACGGTCTCGTCCAGGGCGACACACTCAATGCGGCCGAGGGTTTCCATTACGCGGCGCTCGACACCAGATGTGCTGGGTGAGCTGTAGCGGTTGGCCAGGATCAGGCTTACGGCTGTTCGGCTCATGCCTATGCGCTGGCTGGCCTTGGTTTTGTTACTGGCGGCAACTTCGGCGGCGAGCAAGCGCACAAACAGAGGTACGTCCTGGCCCCAGGCAGCAAGGTTGACCTGGTTCATTGGGTCACCGCCTGGTCAGCCTTGCGCCAAACCACCTGGTCCAAGTTCGGGTCATAGACCTGATTGAAGTCACGCTGATAGATCGGGTGCTTGGGGCCGGTATACCGCGACGGGATCAGGCAGAAGCGGGTTTTAAAACCTGCTGTACCGCCTCGACGGGTCACGTAACCCGCCTTTGCCAGGCCCGACAAATAGACATGGGCGCCAAACTCGCTGATGGATACGCCATTGACGCTGGCGGCGACTGCTGCCTCGGCGGCGGTAAACTCGCCAAGGATGCGTAATGCCCGCCAGACGTTCTCGACCCCATCGCCAAGCTTGGTAACTTTGCCGCCACGGGTTACTCGTGGCGCTTCCACACCTTCATCTTTAAGGAGTGTCCACTCGGCATCAAGGCGCGCAAGGTTGCGCACTTTGCTGACAATCCCGGCCTTTGCCATATCCCGAAAATAGGCGCGTACCGCTTGGTCGTCCTGGCCCGATTTACGTGCAACAGCGTAGGTCGTCAGCTCTTTAGAGCTGGCGTTGATCTTCCGAATGGCTTCCCAAATATGCTGGCGCGGGGGCTTGCCGCCCACCATCACTAGATCAGCTCTTGCTCTAGGCATAACTCAAGCCCTCCGCGACGGCGCTTCGCCGGTAAACCAGCCGCGAGAGCCCCAGCCTGCAAGGTCAATGCTGTCGATAGCCTGAGCTTGGGTTTCGCTGTAGACCCTGTACAGGTTGACGGCCACACGGCGAAGGCATCCGCCGACCTTGGTGCGCAGATCCTCCAGCAGGTCATCGGCAAAGCGCAGTGTTGGGTAACTGGCTTGGGTTAGAGCGCGCAAGTCATCAAGGGTGGCGCGCTGTGCAGGCACCCACTCCAGCACGCGGTTGTGCAGGCGTTCCAACTTGGCCAGGCTGCCCGGAACACCTTCTTCCCCGATCAACACGATGGTCCCTTGGCTGGCGTTGTAGATGTCGGTCAGCACGTTGGCGACAGCTTTTTCCAGCAGGTACTGCACGTCGTCGATGAGCAGCGGACGGCCACTGCGGGAAAGCTGTTCGGCAATCTGGTCAACCATCTGCGACAAGGTGCGCTCTGGCTGGATGCTCATTTCACGCAGGATCGCCAGCAGGAAAGCCTTCTTGCTCCAGGTATCGCGGCACTCCACGTAATAGGCACGGTGGTGGTTGGCGGCAAAGGCCGCGCCCACGCTTTTGCCCAGCCCGCTTGCGCCGTACATCACCACCATGCCAGGCAGACCCGCTGGGCGAGCTTGGGTGCGGGCGATGGCGGCGGACAAGAGGCCGACATTGGTCAGGGGAACGATTTTTGTAACACTCATAATGCGACTCCTAAAGGTCTTGGGTTAAGCGCGGGCCTGGTCGGCGAACGCGAACATTTGCTGAATAGATTTGAAGTCCAGGTGTTGCGGGTAGCGGGCATGCCACTGTGTTTCCTCGGCCCTCAGCGATTCCCCGCTGGTGATGCGGGCGTCGATCTGGTGCCAGAGCCGGTAACGGGCGGTTGGATCGGTTGGTAATTCGAAGGCCGATGCCTGCGGTGCAGCCAGTTGGGCAAAGCGCTGGGCCTCGGCAAGCTGATCTGGCGACAGGTCGTATTGGCTCGACTGCGGAGCAATGACGCGCATTTCCACGTCTTGCCCAGTGATGGTCTTG